TTTCTCCGTTTTCTAACTTAACCTCGTGCGTTTCTTTTTGCTCCTTATAGCTTTTGACCACGAGCATTTTTCTGCGTGCTTTCATGTGTTGTGTTTTTATTTTTTAGATGAGCTACCATCCTTGCCGTTCCTTGCTCGGTTAGCTGATTGGCTTTCTTTTACCAGCTTCCCTGACTTTGTGTGAGACATATCCTTGCCATCTCCGTTTCCATAAGTACCAGCCTTTCTATTTGCCTTGTTCAATCTAACCCTGTATTTTTTTCTTTCAGGGGTAGAGTGGTAGGCAGTATTGTAGGCATTTTTTTTCTTACGAGCCTCTGGGTTCTTTTGGAAATAAACGGCTGATTTAGATTTGCCTTTCATTACTTTTTTTTGTAGGTAGAACTAACAGAAGCCATTTCAACTTGTTTTTTAACTGGTATTTCTTTTTTACCCATCTCTCCTTCTCCTACCTTGTAGCCGTATCCTACATCAGTTCCTTTCTTAGGTTCTACAAATTTTTTAGCCTCAACTGATTTATTACTAGCATAACTCTTACCATTTTCTGTTGGTTTTTTTGGTAATGCTTTGTTACCAGCCGATTGTTTTACTTTTACCTTTGCCATTTTATATTATGATTTTTTATGTTTATTTGCGAATGACCTTGCAGCTGCGGGAGAACTAAATCCCCATGCCTTTAAGGCTAATGCTTTTCTTGTTGGTTCACCATTTGGTTTTTTCATTGGTCCTGCCATGGCTGCGAACCTAGCTGCAAATGAAACCCTACGAGGATTAACACCAGATTTAACAGGAGCTTTTAAATTACCTCCGTGAGCCTTATTATAGGATGCTCTTCCTTTGGCGTTTAACCCGCCTTTTGGATTCTTGCCTTCTTTTCTTTGCCATGCTTCTGACATACTACTTAGATTTAGCTTTTATTTTCTTTTCTTGTTTTAACATCTCGGCTGTTGGTTTTTTACCACTACCCTTGTTAGCACGAATGTTATCCCAAAGTCCTGTTTTGGAATATGAGCCATCAGCCCTTTTAATCATTTTTACCTTTGCCATTAGTCTCTATATTTTTCATCATTTATTGCAATCTTGCTTCTTAGTTTATCTATTTCATTTTTATCAAGTTTAAAGTTCATTCTTGACATTTCATTTTTTGACTCATTTAAGTTTTTGTCCTCTGTTGCCCTCATAGCATTTCTGACCGTTTGGTATGCATTAGAGCCTTTAAAGTTTTTTTCTTTTGGATTCCAATCATAGACATCTGTATAATAAACGGTATTTGGATTTTTTTCATCGTGCCAATATCTTCCTCTTCCTATTGTAGAAGCTAATTTAAAACCTGGGTTTGTACCACTTTGGAATGCCCCTTCTAATAAATTTAATTTACCCCTATTAAACCAACTTTCATAATTCTCAGAACTTCCATGTCCAAGATTACCATAATCAGCGTACTCTGTTCCACCATCTTTTTTGCCTGTCCTTTTTATAGCATTTTGTATTACATCATATAATAATACTTTTTCATTATCACTTAAGGAACTCTCACTCATTCTAGCATCTCCTGTTATTGCTTTTGCTGCCGCTTGTGATACATTTTTTGGTGCAGGAAAAACAGCCCTAAAATTATCAGCAAATCTAGAATCAACCTTTTTATATGGGTTTGCATCTTTAGATTTATTCTTATTATCTTTAGTCTTAATCTTTGCCATACACAAATATACTATTTATATTTATTAATTAAATCTTCAAGTTCAGTTCTATCCCATTTCTTAATCCTATTGTTTACATACATAGACTCAAGTTCAGCTACCGCCTTCTCTCCTATTTTCTTTACAAGACCTACCCTATACATTATTTGATTGCCGTGTAGGTATAGATTACAACCAGCACATTGTAGGTTTACATTCCATTCGTGGAATCTTAGGGCACTAGATTGTTTAACACTTATCCAATGACCTGCTTGGTTAGCCTTATCTGAACCACAGCTGATACATACCATACCTGCATCACGGGTTCTTATGTATTTGTTAAAGACCTGTTGAGCATCCTTTATAAGTTTTGGTAAAGGTTTAAGTTTACTTTCCTTTACTTTTTTTGATTTTTGTAAAGGCTTAGCTTTACTTTTTATCTTACTTTTTGGAACCTTTCTTCTAATCATTTTTCCATTCTTTTGGTATTTCAATATCCCATCCGTTCCCATTCATTGGATTCCCATAAACCACTATATCGTTACTAAAGTAATGTCTAACAGAACCTCCCTTAAGCCTTACAACCCATACACTATTTGTCGTAAGGTTATAATCTATAAATAACATAGCCTCCCCCTCTCCGTGTGGGGTGTGAACAGGTATGTAGGTCTTAAACTCGTGTATCAATCTTCTAATTCGTTTAGGTTTTCTGGTAAGACTTGTTTTTCAAATTCTATTTCAGCTGAACTCTTTTTATGTACTATATCGTTATACTTGGCATCGTGAAGATAATCAAGCTTGTGGGTGAGCATAAACTTAACCACCCCCATTTGCACTATTGATTCGTGCTTCTCACAATACCCAAAGGTTAGGTTATCTACCTTTAAACATTTAGATACCTGCTTATTACATATGTAACATATTATCATTTGTCTTTATATATTTTAAGGATAAATAGTATGGCTACAAATAAAATCCATAATAGGAACAAAAGAAACAAAAAGGTATATATGGTATCCATCATATGCTTGTGTTTTTAAAATAGCTGATAGATTCCAATACTAGGTCTCTTACAAAATTGCCTAATAGTACAACTATAATATAGAAAAAGAAAAAGAAATAAACAAAGATAACTGCGGCTATTTTTAAGGCTTTCATAGGGTACTATTTGTGGTGTAGTTAGGATGTATATCTATGGTCTTTGGATTCTTTTCTATAAGAAAACAGATGGTGTCTATCAATGCCTTGTTTAAGGCTGGCAAATGTCCTTCTGTATCATTATCCTCCAAAAAGTCTTCGTAAAGGTCAGCTATCTTTTCTCTATTTAATTTCATTTTGTTGAGTTTCATAGGAACTTATTTTAAGAAGCATATCCTTGTTTTTTTGGTCAAACTCTTTGGTCTCATCAAACCACCTAGACCTGCTTCTTTTAAATATTTTTCCCGGGTTTATAAAATAAATATCTGTGCCTGCTTTCTTAGCCATAAACTGCTTTTCTAATAAATCTTCTATGCCTCTGTAAATTGTATACTTTGAAGATACAGAAAATTCTTTCATCAAATCTATTATATTCAGCCTAACTATATCCGTATTTAACTCCTTACAAATGAATCCAAGTATCTTTACAGCCATAGAATTAAGATTACGAAAGTCATCGTAGGCATTTGGGAATATCCTAATATGGTCCTCCATATCCCTAGTCTTATACTTTAATTCAGCATCAGCTGATACCTCCCCTATTTTTCTAAAGTAAGCAGGCTCTACTCTAAAAGGATTGTGTATGTAGGTTGCGTGTTTAGTGATACTCATAGACCAAATATACAAATAATTTGTAACAATACAAATTTATTAAACTATTTTATTTATAACACTTATACCAAATAATTTGGACAAACACCCCTATTTAGTACAAATAATTTGAACCTCACTCTATACCAGTACTAAGTATCAAGCCATTTATAGTTATGTATTACTATCTAGGCGACCAAAGGGAGACGAAGATAGTAAGTAGAAGTAATATTTAGCTGAATAGGTTCAAATCAATATAAAGGCACTTTTTAACCTCAAATAGGAGCTTAGGCATATAATGGTGATATTGTATGGGTAGGGGTAGAAAATGTCTGTATTGGAAGGTGTACCATAGAAATGTGGGAGATATATGTGTGGTAGGGAGACTCATTAACCAGAACAGATCAGGTGGTAGGGTGCAAATTAACTATATCTAAACCGAGTACCTTAATAATCAAAGGTTTATACATTACAAAAATATTTCAAGTATTATTTATAAAAGATAAGACAAAGTAATTGAGTTATTAAATTTAAAATTATAGCTAGGTATTGATAGGTATAAAGGATAGTGTTTCTTGCATTAAACTAATTAAGTACATCCATTAAACTAATAAACGATAAAGTATTAATATCAATTTATACCTACTAATTTTTTCAATGGCTATCTTTTTAATATTGTTTTTTTATGTTAGTTTTTTTATAGTTCATTTATACTTTTATACCTTACTTTCTTTGTTTCTTTTATCCTTTGTTTATGTTTTATTAAATTGTTTTTTTATAGCATTATTCAAATACTGTTTAACACATTATAATTTTTTGTTATTTATATATTATTAGTTTTCAGTCTAAAAAAAGTTTTTTAAAAATAGTTGTATAAAAATTAGGTTTTTAATGTTTGAAAGTAGTAGATTGCATTATGATTCAAAAGTGAATCAAAAAAAGTTCTTTAATTTAATAACGCTAAAATTCAAAACAATGAAACAAGCAAACGCAATGGTATTAAACAATACCACAAAGTCAACAAAAGTAATTAACAGCTCAAAAAAAGGCTTATCAGTTAGTAAGCCATTAGAGAGCAAAAAAACAATTGTAAAGCCTATTAAGGCTAAGATTGAAAAACCTACTTTGTTATTGGCAGAGGGAGTAACCTCAAAGCAATTGTTAAAAGCTAAGTATGAAAGTAATGCTAAGATGAAAGAGGAATTTAAAAGCCCATCAAAGGCCTATCAATTCTATCTAGAATTTTTTAAAAGCCATTACGAAAAAATACAAGGCTTTAATGCGAACGATGTTAAGCCCTCAATTGAATTCAACGATAAATATCGTAGTGAGTACGAAAAAAACTTCGGTTTTTCTGCTTATCGTTGGTCGCTAATGGTGGAACGATTCTATAAAAAATAGAATTAAAAGCCTTACTACTATCTTGAAAATAAAGATAGGCAAAGATTGAATCTTTGTAAGGCTTCAACTAGGATACAAAAGTAATTTTGAAAATATCCTTTATTAGGCTTAAGTAAGTATTGACGCCTAATGTAGTTTAAATATGTAACGCAATGTTACAAAGTTCCTTTAAATAGGTAACGCAATGTTACCCATAATTTTAAAGGATATTTAAAATATCAATCAATACAAAGCTATCTTTGAATTTTTAAAAATTTTTTACTGCCTATATGGTGGTGCAATTTTTTAAAATAAATTACATTAAACGCACTATTCAAAAGATAGATAAAGGCAAAAGTATGTTCACCTAACAAGGGGACAAATAACTATTTTGTTACTTTTTTATACTAAGTTTTCAAGTTATAAAATTAAATAAAAGTAAATTAAGCGGATACGCATACGCTGACCTATTGACCAAAACAATAGCTAATATATGCCTATGATGTGAAAGCATCGCAAGATTGGAAGCAACACATAGAACAAGACAAAGTAAGACAATTTAAAAAGTAATACACCTAAGAAGGGGCGTCCAGATCATTGGGCGTCCTTTCTTTTTTATATCGGTTAGGCCGTAAGATTCAATTCTAAATATAGACTAGACTCAGCCAAGAGGTCAAATGGCGTCAAACAGTTATGACACATATAACAAAGGTAATTGCCAATGGCAAACCAAAGAGAAAGCGTATCACCACCTACGACAAGATGGTAGACATCCATATCCAAATGGGTGCAACAAGACAAGAGGCCCAAAACCAGATCCGCAAGGTGATGGAGAAAATTGCCTATCAATCACATCTAAAATTTGAGTATGCTTAAAATTATTTACGACCTACTTGTTAGGAATAACATAGTAGTAAGAGAGACATCAGAGGCCGACTATTGGGCTGAGGTAGATTCCGAAATAATAATAAACGATTTCTACCACATTCAAATAGGAGACAAGTATTTAATGTTATGGGAATGTGTTCCTAATGTAATGTCTCATAGGGTACTTTACGAGGTTGCATTGGACAAGATAGACAATACAAGAAAAGTCCACCAATTTATTAACAAAGTAAAATCAATTTACAAATCATCAGCTGATGACCTATACGATTATTCAGCTGAATAAATTAAACCTATGCCTAAACCACAATACCACCTACTATTAGATAGGTCGGAATATAAGAGTTATCATATTGATAAGCTAGAACCTAAGCTAGAAGCCTTTGCCAGATCCGAGGGGATGACAGACTTTCGCAAGACATCCATCGTTTCAATAGAAGAAGCCAACGACTATATGTTACAAGAATGTTGGATAGAGGATGGCAAGTACAATGGGCGAAGGGCAACCAACATACATTGGTACAATGAAGGACTTTATATTATAGAAACCAAATAAAAACATATGAATTATTCAATTTGTAGTTACCACGACCCATACGATAATTGGGACTTAGAATCTAATACTATGGAACAAGCTATAATAGAAGCTAAGGAGTTAGGGTTTAATCTAGATGACTATTGGATTATGGAAGCAAATGATGAAGATTTAAAACAAAACTAAATAAACAATTATAAGCCTATGGAACAAACCAAATGTGTAAGATGTGGACAAGATATGCCACTACTTAGACTCACAAAATGCGGCTACTCGTATTGCTTGGAATGTAGCAATACACCTAGAGTCGGCTGTGCACCTATTACCAACCACAAAACCGGCAACACTATCCAGATCCTACCAAGGGATTTAGCTGATAGGATTGTACGCTCAGCTCAAAGGCAAGGGTATGGTGTATGTAAGGGGATGAAGTCATCCTTTTAAACTTTAACATTTCATTAGGAATTTGCATCTTAATTTTGTAAACTAAACCTTAAACTATGGAGACACTACTCCACCTAGTCGGATTATGCCCCGACTCAAACACACATCTAAACTTTCTTGTACTCTCGGCTAATGAGATGAGAGACTATTTTCAAACCTTAAAACTTTATGTATGGAAAATCTAACAGAAACAGTATTATGCTGTGCTAGATGCGAAAACCCTATCGGAGATGGGGAACATTTCGCTACTGAAGATGGGATTGTATGTAACAAGTGTTACGATGACTACCATCCGTGTTATGGTTGCAACGAGATTTATCAAAGCGATGACCTATCAGTAATTGATGACCATCGTTATTGTGATGACTGCAAGACTGAATTAGATTGGTGCGAACATTGTGAGGAGTATGGTAGAGACCTAGAACTTACAAGAGTAAACACACGATCTGGAGAGGAATGTTGGTGTGACGGATGTGCTAACAACCACGCTTGGCATTGTAATAGATGTAATGAGAATCACTCAACTTATTATGACTATGTTTATGTTCGTGGTATGGGTAATTTGTGTGAGGGTTGCAGAGAGGATGTGGGTACATTTGAATGTAGTAATTGTGATGACACTTGGCTAATGGATGACTGCTCCAACTCTGATGATGATTGTGATTATTGGCTATGTAATAGATGTCAGAATAGTGGTGGGGGTAGGATTATGAGTTACAATTACAAACCTAGACCTACATTCTTCAAGGCTGATGGCGAACATCTCAATGAGAAAGATGACCTATACTTTGGTATTGAACTGGAGGTAGAGCAGAATGAAAGCGATACCAACAAGGGTGCAATGGCCAAGGAGATTGAGCATCCCTCTTATTACTTCAAGAATGATGGTAGCCTAAACAATGGCTTTGAGATTGTTACCCACCCAATGACCATCAGCTACATACATCAACACAAGGAGGATGTATTCAAGAAGATGTTAAATGCCCTAATAAGTAATAGGTATAGGTCTTATGACTCCGACACTTGTGGGATGCACATTCATCTCAGCAAGAAATCCTTTGGGACTTGGCAATTATATAGGTTCATTAAGTTCTTCATAGATAACAAAGAATTCGTTACAGCAATATCCCAACGCAAGATTGATAACCTTAATAGATGGGCAACCATTGAGGAGGAATCAACCTCTGAGGTTATCTACAAAGCCAAAAAGAAAAGCGGCAATAGTAGAAGGTATGTTGCTATCAACCTACAAAACGATAGGACAATTGAGATAAGAATCTTTAGGGGTACACTCAACTATCAATCCTTTATGAAGAACATTGAGTTCTGTTATGCCTTGTTCAACTTCACTAGAGATTGCAAAGATATAACGCTTGAATCATTCAAGGAATATATCAGCAAGTCAAGTGAATACAATATGTTAAACAAATTTATTAAAACAAAAAATATATAATTATGTGTGTTATCGCAGTACAACCAAAAGGAAATGTAATCAGTAGACAAGAGCTTCAAAATTGTTGGGACAACAATGGACACGGAGGCGGTATAATGTATACTGACAATGGTAAGATAGTCGTTAAGAAAGAAATGCAATCATTTGATAAGTTCTATGAGTATGTGCAAGAGGGCACTAAACTGGATTCAAGTGTTGTCATTCACTTCCGTATCGCAACAAGTGGTGGTATCAATGAATACAATTGCCATCCGTTCAAGATTCATAAGAACCTTTACTTCTGCCACAATGGTATACTAGATATTAATGTGCCTCAAGGTAGCAAGGAGAATGACACACAGATATTCAATAACATCTTAATGAAACCATTGCCCTATAACTTCTATAAGAATCAAGCCATAATGAATGTGCTTGAGTTTACCATAGGATCTGGTAACAAGTTTGTGTTCCTAGATGACAAGGGTGATTACTTCATCTTGAATGAGAGAGCTGGCGAGTGGTCAGAGGGTGGTGCTTGGTTCTCAAATACCTCCTACAAGAGAGCTAAGGTATCGTATGGTTACAGCAGTTACTTTGATTCCGATTGGGAAAATGGTTGGTATGGTAGCAAGGTCAGTAATAGCAAGACAACATACAAATACAGCAAGGATGAGTTTGAGGTGGAGGAGGTTACTGCAAGTGGGGAAGGAAGTGGGGAAGGCTTTGACTACTCCATTTGTGAGTGTTGTAACGAGTGGAAAGAAGTCGGCGAGGTAACCTATGTTAAGCAATGGGATTGTGATATGTGTACCGATTGTGAGTATGAGATGATGTTAGATGATGAGAGAGCCTATGAGAAAGAGTATGGTAAAGAAACCTTACCAACTGTTTACTCTACAATATATTAGTTTGTTCATTGTTAATATCCCCCCTAACCTTTCTAGGTATAAGGGGGGAGCTTTTTTACTATCATCGTTCGCAAAATTAATAATCAAAACCTTATGGTGTATAGGCAACCAACCCAAGATTATGGAAAAGAATCTAGACCTTAAATGGAATCAAGTGGCAAGAAAATCATTGCTAGGTAAAACAATCGTAGCCGTAAACTACATGGATGAAGAAATGTCCAAGGATATGTATTGGAATAAGCGACCTATTATGTTTGAGCTAAGTGATGGGAATGTATGTATTGTATCAATGGATGACGAAGGCAATGATGGTGGAGCCTTGTTTGTATTTGACAAGAATGGTAAGCAAACAACCTTACCAGTTTTATAATTTAAAATAATAACAAATGAAAACGATTTCAATTATTTGGGCTACGGAAGATGTCCTTATGAGGGCTAATGAGCTAGGCGTAGAGCTAAGCGAACAAGAGGCTGATGAAATATTAGATGACCTATTAAGACACCACGATTGCCAAATAGGTATATGTTGGGACACAATAGGGGTATATATACATCAGTATGAAATTGATAGAGAAGAAATTAATAAACAATTAAATGTAACAAAATGAAAAAAGAAATCAGAGCCTATCTTATTGTTAAGGCGGCTACCAAGCAAAAGACTATGGAAGAATTAGACAAACTAACCGATGATGAATGGATTGATATATCAGAAAGCCACGGATTAGTACTCAGTTTAAACTTTTTTACAATGGAGTTCAATGGCGGTTTCCACAATCAAAATGCCCTTGCTATTAGATTTATTGAAACAATTAATAACAATTAAATATTAAGTATGAATAAAACAATCAACATAGTTGAGTTAGCAAGTGTGTTGGCTCACGAAAGAATGAAGATGGAAATTGGGGCCTCGGAAGATGAGGTGTGGATAGGTATTGACGATAAGGATGCTGACATCCTAACCTACAAAGATGAGGCCCAAGATGTATTTAACGAATGGTATGATTATTATTACACCCAAATTGAAAACTATGATTAGAAGAGACCTTGTTGAGGCCCTAGAGATTCTTCTCACAGATGAATACGACTCCTCTGAGTTAGTATACCTAACTGATGATGAACTTGTTGAGAGGATTATAAATGCAGCCTATTATTACATGGATATTTTTAACAATCAAAAAGACAATTAATATGAAAGAAAAGCTAACAAAACAGGAGGTAGCTGAGGCTAAAAAAGAAGCCAAGGCTTTCGGTCAGATGAAGAAGAAATTCAAAGCAGCCTTAATTCAAGAACCAAGTACGGATATTGTAAAGGTGTCTAGAAAAATTATATCATCTAAAACCGAACTAATATGATAATAATCATTGCATTACTTGTCATATCGTGGATCTGGATAATCTACGAATTTATTAACGCACCATTAATTAAAGAAGATGAAACACAGAATCATTAAACACCAATGGATGGGGGCCTACATCAACGACTCTATGTATTATTATACCATAGAGAAAAGACAAATTACTATCATCAGCATTTTAAAACGACTGATATTTATTAACAAAGATTGGGCTGATTGGACTCCTATCAAGGATAAAAAAGAGCCTATCCATTTCCAAGAACTTATGGATGCTGAGAACTGCTTTCTTAGATTGATAAGCGGCGAGCCTATTGGTAATTGGAAAGAAACAATTATATTATGAAAAGAATAAGAAAAGAAATAGAATGGTTTGAGGCTGAGATTAGGATTAACTATAATGTAGAAGAAAGATGGAGCATAGAAGAAGGTCACGGACAGCATTTTGTTGATGAGGGTGAACGAACTTTTGTTTCAGCTGAAATATACATAGGTGGAAAAACCATAGACATTACACCACAATTTAAAGAATTACAAGAGGTATTATGAAAATTTTATATGCAATATTTTTTTACACCATCGGCTATTTAGTCGGTAAAAACAACAAAGAATGAAAAATCAAATCCTACACGCCTTAGCTACCTTTGTAGCAAGTAACTACGAGCAGTTAAAGAATGACTACAACACAAATTTTACTGCCAAGCAGAAGGCTGAAATGCCTATTACAATCTTTATGATTGGCACCTTTGACACCCTATTATCTAACCAACAAGAAGCAAATGAAAAACCTATTGAAATTTCTGATGCACCAACACCAGTGGAAGATGTTAAGTAATTACATTTCAGCAGACAAGCATTATGCTCACGAGCATCAAATATGTGAAGGCTGCGGAATGCATATGCACACCAAAAGAGCTTATAATAAAAAACCAATAGTAAAATTTATTAACCCAAACGAAAACAAATGACTAAGTATCAGCAATTAAACGAGGTAGAAAAAAGAGTAATTATTACAGAAATTAATCATTCATTACTCTATGACCCACAAGCATATAAACAAATTATGGATGTAGTAAAGAAAAGCACCCCAAGTAAACCAATTATTTTATTCCCTCAAGAACCAACACATGAAAATTAGACTACAAAAAGAAACCAATGTTATTAAGGAAACCATTTGGTATAACATTGAGAAATGGACTGGCACCTATTGGGAACCAGTTTACTCCACACAAAGTGGGCCACAAGCTATAGCAAAGTTTGAACTTCTAAAAGGCCTAGAATCTGAGATTAAAAAAGAAACATTACAAGAATTTGAAAAAAAAGATGAAAAAAATGTTACTAAATAGTTTGTGTAATCCACAATTGTTTATAACTTTGAATTCTTAAACCACACATTATGATAAAAGATATCCAAGAGACAATCATTACCGATGTCCAAGAAAGCGTAAGAAAAATAATATCAACCTCTACTCGTAATTTACTTAATGATGAGTCTATAACAACCATCAATGAAATACTTGAGGTAACTATTCTTAATAGCTTTTGGAAGCACGGCATAGCAGGTACAATTAAGACCGATAAAGGACAAAATATTTAACCTATTATTCTTTGTTTTAGAATGATAATGGCCCACGGGGGCTTGTTTCTACTTGCCCCCTTTTTTTTAAAATTTAAACACACACATATGAAAGCTCTATTAAAAAGTCTTGTTGAATTTAACAAGCAAGTAAAACCTATTATTAAAGGTGCTAATAACCCTTTCCATAAATCTAAGTATGCAAGCTTAGATACTATTCAGCAAACAATTAGACAGCCATTAATTAATAATGGATTAGTAATAACTCAGTCTAATGTATTATCTGAGGGTCAGCTATTGGTTGAAACAAAGGTATGGCATTCAGAGACTGGAGAGTCTATGGGTTCAATATTCCCAATTGTTGTTAACAAACAATCAGCCCAAGAGTATGGCTCGGCTGTATCCTATGCAAAAAGATATTCCTTAAGTGGGTTGCTTAACCTAATCATTGAAAATGAGGATGATGACGGCAACAAGGCATCAAATGAAATTACTATCATCGCTGAAAAAACTCCAGAAAAACCTTGGTTAAACGAGGGTACAGATGAATTTGACAAAGTTAAAAGTGCATTAAGCAATGGCTTTAAGCTAGTAGATGTACGCAAGAAATACAATGTATCTAAAAAAGTAGCTGACCTTTTAACAAAATAATTATGAGACACGGAAGTTTATTCAGCGGTATCGGTGGCTTTGAAATAGCTGCCGAGAAGATGGGTTGGACAAATGTGTTCCATTGCGAAAAAAACCCATTCGGACAAAAGGTACTTAAACATCATTTCCCAAATTCAATTAGTTACGATGACATTAAACAAACAGACTTCTCTATTCACAGAGGAGAAATTGACATACTTACGGGGGGATTCCCTTGTCAACCATATAGCTCAGCAGGGCTTAGGCTCGGCAAAAACGATGAAAGACATCTCTTTCCTCAGATGCTTAGAGCAATTAAAGAAATCCAACCCAAATGGGTTATTGGCGAGAATGTTCGTGGACTCCTTAGTTGGAATGAAGGGATGGTATTCCACGAGGTGCACGCTGACTTGGAAAGGGAAGGATATGAAGTCCAATCGTTTCTTATTCCAGCTGCAAGCGTCAACGCTCCCCATAAAAGAGACAGAGTTTGGTTTGTTGCCAACTCCATCGGCCTACGATTGGAACACACCAAGGATGCCAGAAACATTCAAGGCGGCACAACAGAGGCACAAGGAGAAGGGAGTAAATCTTCAGAACCCATTAAAACAAATGGCGATAATGAGGATGCTACCAACACCTTGCACGAGGGATTTCAAGGGGGACAGAACGCTGACAGATGGAAAGAATATAACAAGATCTGGACAGGAGATGGGGCTGAGCCTAGAGCAGTCAGCGAGGATACTGAATGGGACTCCGAATTTGACTTCAGCCAATTCCCAACTCAACCCCCTATTTGTGGAGGAGATGATGGGCTTCCCCGCCAATTGGACTCTATCACCTTTTCTAAATGGAGAAAAGAATCCATAATGGCCTATGGTAATGCAATAGTGCCACAAGTAGCATTACAATTATTCAAGACCATAAAACTTATGGAGGATGAACTACGAACAATTTAAAGAGAGATTAATAAAATCACAAGAGGCTGTCGTATTATTCAAGGAATATTTTGAAAAGCATGGGTATGAGGTAGGGATGCCAGATCTTGTCATAGCTCCTCATGCGGTTGGTGCTTTTTCTAGGTATGCTGACCAAGGGGATTTATTTATAACAAAGGATAATCAAAGGTTAATTGTTGAGGTTAAGCATAGTGGTGCTGATTTTGATTTAACAAATTGGCCTTATAAAACTATGATTGTTAATTCATTTACTGGATACAACTCAAAGAAAGATAAGCCTAATGTTCATATTATTCTTAGCAAGGATAGAACACACTTTGCATCTATAAGAGACAATACATTTGAACATTGGCAACTTAAAAGAACCTACGACAGATACAAGAAAGACAACCTTTTGTTTTATTTTATTGATACCAAATATGTAAAATTTTTTAAACTATAATTATGATAACACTACAAGATTTGTATGACAGACCATTAAGCTACTCTTCAATAAAAGAGTTTGCTAAAAGTCCAAGGCATTTTATAAATTACCGAAACAAGCCTAAAGAAACTACACCAGCTTTGACTTACGGGTCAGCATTACATTGTATGCTATTACAACCACAAGAGTTCAACAATCAGTTTGTTGTTATTCCTAAGTTAGATATGCGTACTAAAGATGGCAAAGAAACTTATGCTAGATTAGAAGCGGAGTCAGTAGGCAAGACTATGATTGACGACAAATTACACAATGAAATATTTGGGGTAGCTGAGTATGTAAAAAGCAATCCAGAATTTGAGATACTAATGAGTGGGGCTAAGACGGAGGTTAAGGAAGCCTCTGAGATTTTTGGACTTCCTTTTATTACTATTAAGGATATTGTTAAGGCTGATTCAGTAGTAGATATTAAGACTGTTCAGAGTGGGCAAATAGATAACCTTATTAAGGACTTTTTTAATTATCAATATCATATTCAAGCTGCCGTTTATGGTGGCAATTTCGCGTTCTATGTAATAGAGAAGGGAGAGCCATACTACAATGGTTTGATTCAAGTATCAGCTGATTTTATAAGATATGGTAAAAAAGAATTAGAAAGATTGTGCGTAGGGTTTAACTATTGTCTTGAGCATCCAGAATGTTTCAATATGTCTTATGATTTTTGGTATATGGTGGAAGGAATTAAACCTATTATATCACTACCTTATTGGGTTAAAAATAACGACTAATGAAAATAGAATATACCCTTAAAGAAATAAAAGACAATATATTTGCTGTTATTGTCCCTAATGACTACGATAGGGCTATGCTATTTTGTAGGGTACAAGAATTCTATGAATCAGATAGCGAACAATTTGTTGAAACCGACTTTGATATGTGGGAGTATGTAAGGTGGTATTCTATGAAAAATAAAAACTCCTTTACCTATGCTAAGGATTGGAGCGGCTTCAACATACCTTTTAAGGTGGCAGTTAATTGTATGATTGCTATTAAAAATAAGACACCTTATGATGATGTAATGGAGGAAATTATAGATGAGATTCTTAGGAATCATAATTATAGCCTAAGCAGTTATATCATAGGCACCAAGGCTAATAGTGGTAGTACATTTAAACACGAGATATGCCACGCTTTGTATTACACAAGTAAAATCTATAAAGAGACAGCAGATGTTCTTACCTCATTGATACCAAAAAAATATAAAAAAATATTTAAAGACAATCTAATTATATTAGGATATAACAAATCTGTTATTGATGATGAGATACAAGCCTATATGATGACTAATTATAAGTCTAAATATTTCAGCAAAGGAGTACCTATTGATTGGATGAAGAGAACACACGAATATTATAAAGAACAATTAAACAAGTATATATGACAAAAAAAGAAAAGGTGACGATGGCCATTGGGGAGTTAAATGATATTATTGTTAGGTGTAGATATTTCATTCACGAGTCAAGTGTAATGCTAAAAGGTATTAAAGAAGACTTTACTGAAATATCATTTCCTATTGCTCACGATAAGATTATTCAATTGGTTAAGGAAGAATTTGGGGTTGACTTTGTAGTAAAAAGTAGAAAGAGAGAGATTATAAATGCAAGACACGCTTGTGCTTATTTACTAAAAAAGTTTACTGGATTATCCCTAAGGGAAATTGCTGAATATGTTGGCTTAAAGGACCACACCTCAGTAATTAATAGTATCAAGTCGGCCACCAATTGGATGGCAACAGAAATAGATTATAGAATGAAAATTAAGAAATTAGAAAACGAACTTTGGAAATATCACAACGAATTATATGGTAACAATCTTCAAAAAGTATAGTGACATAGGCAACCCCTATAAGGTTAACTTACAAAATGTTTTGGATGGTATTAAAAATGGTAAGGTTAAAGAGCAAGTAGAAAGGATAAGGCAAGAGACAGATCAGGAGGTAATAACTCAGCTAAAAAAAGAATTGCCTTGCGTGTTATTTGCTGGAGAGTTTACCATACCCATTAGAAAAACTAGGGAAGATGGAACTATCTACGAATCATTTCGTAATGATAATTCCTTAAGCATACATTCAAAGTTTATCCCATTTGATGTGGATGACATTGATGTAGAAAAGTACAAGGAGGAGGCCAAGAAAGACCCCTTTATTTATGCCCTATGGGTATCTCCTTCTGGGACTGGGCTCCACGGATTAATCAAGATAGCTGATGGCAATAAGCACGAGCAACATTATAATGCCTTGCTCAAGAGATATCCAATGTTTGACCCAACGGCTCGTAACCCATCAAGGATTTTATTCTTTTCTTATGACCCTAACATCTACATTAATTATGATAGTAAAACGTTCTTTGAGGTTATAGAGAACATCCATAATGAGGGGATACTAATGACTGGCGTTAGTACTGACTACGCAAAGCTCAATATAGCCTCAAAAATGATACAAAAGGCTGAGATAGGGAAAAGACACCATTCGGTAATTAAAGCCGCTTATTTGGTCGGAGGATGGGTTTCTGGAGGCCTTGTAGAGGAGTCCATAGCACAGAAAGTTTTAGAGTACGAGGTTTTAAAGAAATTTGGCCCTCAAGAGGCTGAAATTGAGATTCAAGCGGTAGCTGATGGGGTAAAAGCTGGTCAGTATATGCCTATTAATGAACTTGCCACCTACGAAAGGACAGCTATTGAGGAATTGGGTCTGATAGATGAGGAGCTTTCATTCTTGGTAAGTAACAAGGCTGATGAAGAGTACATAAGAAGATATAGAGCTGGGCTTATCCCTATGGGATTACCTTTTGGGTATACTGATATGGACAAATATCTTTTACTTAAGGAGGGAGAGTTTTATGCCCTACTTTCTCACGCCCATACCGGCAAGACTGCCTTAACCTTTTGGCTGATATTCTTATCCTCCTATAAATACGATTGGGGGTGGGTGGTCTATACGGGAGAAAATAGAACCTCCTCTGTAAAGATGAGAATGGTAGAGCATTATGTAGGAAAGAAGATTAAAGAGTGTTCTGAGTTTGAATTTCAAGAGGCCTTGAAGTGGGTTAACGAAAGGATGTACTTTATCAACAACGATACGATGCATTCTTATGATGACCTCCTTAAATACGCTGAAAAAGTATCTAAATTCCATTCTATAAAAGGAATGTTTATTGACCCAATCAACGCCCTAAAGGTTAAGGGTAATTCTAAGTATGACAATGATATGGAGATGTATACTGATATGCTTTTGTTTACCAAAAGAACAAACATATCAATATTTGTTGCCTTACATACTAGGAGCCAATCTCAAAGAGAAAGGGATAAGGATGGGAATCAACTAATTCCTTGGCCAGCTGATGCCGATGGGGGTGCCGTACTTTATAACAAGGCTGATATATTCTTGACAATGAATAGAAATATTCAAGACCCTCAGACTTGGATGATAACCGAAATATATGTAAACAAGATGCGTAACAAAGACACTGGTGGTAATACAACGCCTAGGGGCCAGATGATTAAACTTGTGATGAAAGATGGTATTGAGTTTACTGATGAGTATGGTTGGCTTCCAATAAAAAGAGAAGGAAGGGTAGAGCCTAAGATAGATTATGTTCCACCAACTGAAGAAGAATTAGAAAAAATTATGCAAGAATTGCCATTTTAATAAACTAAAATAATAACTTTGCGACATGAACGTTATAAAGTTTGGAGTCGCATTATATGACACAAGTATAACCGACCTAAAAGAAAGAAGAGAAAAAAGAATTGAATTTGATACCGCAAAAAAAGCCTGTGCTAAATTAGGTATAAGTGATAATGTGTTGAGAAGAGTAATCGCAAATAGAGAAAGAATATATATTGAAAATTATAAAAAAGAATTTGCCATCAGACACATAAAAGCAGAATAATGGAAATACTAAATTTTGAACACAACTACAAACAAATTGCAATTAAGGCATTAAATAAAGCAGATACTATTTTAGAGGCCGCTAAATTAATTGGGATTGAAGAAAGACAATTATATAATTGGATTAAAAAATATAAAATAAAAAGATTTTATGGAGAAGATGTTCAAGGAGGAAGAGTTGCAAAAAAAGTTTGATGATACTAGAATATTGTTTGAACAAGTTAAATTAGCTATTTCAGCTAAGGTAGATTTGACTAATCCAATATCAGTATTAGAAAAACTGAATGCAATAACAGACATACAAGCAACTGCCGCAGAGTGTAAGGCAAGATTCCAATTTCTTTTAGAAAGGCACATCGTAAGCAAATTAACCATAACGGATAATTACAATGGGTCAGCTGCTGAAAAGAAAGCAATCTTGAATGCAGAGGTTGCAGGGGTATCTTTTTATGATACTTGGTCTGAATTAGTAATAAAGGAAATGCACTATCGTATTGAGGTATTGAGAACTGCATTGTCCTATTTAAAATCGGAGACTCTTAATTTAAAATAAAATTGGGGACAGAATAAAATCTGAACACAAAAAATATGACAAATGTTTTTACAGCAAAAAAATTGTTAGAAATGCAAGCTCCTTCTTTTGAAAAAGACCACCCAAAATCGGTAGCTAGTGATTTAAATGCTGATGTTATGAATGATATTATGACTGTAGTTGGGGTTAAATTAACTAGAAAAGAAATATATGAAATTGAAGAAAGAATTAATGAAAGATTCTTGTCTGTAATGATTAGTTTTCTTAAAAATATAGGAGATGCTTCTGGCGTAGATATGAGTAATCCGATACAACATTTAAGCGAAGTAAGAAGTGAAATTAAAAACACACATTAAAAACAAAACAAAAACACACAGCTATGGAAAAAGCACCAAAAATTTACGCTGGTAAAGGCGTAAAAAAGAATGACACTTGGTTATCAGTTACTGTTAACCCAGAAGTAATTAATCAGCACGTACAAGACTTCAACGGAAAGAAGTATGTGAAGTTAAACATCAACATCGGCAAGGCCGATAAGTTTGGAAAGGATGTCCAGATCAGCATTGATACTTGGACTCCAACGGGAGCAACTAAGGAAACTGCATCAGCAGACCTTCCTTTTTAGTCCTTTCTTAGGCCGTAATTACTAACCTAGGGGGTAAGATTTTTTCTTATCCCCTATTTTTTTATCTTACCTTTGCTATATGATAGATATTATCTATGGCATTGAATGTCATCTACCTAACGCACCACAATTAAAAGATATAGATGGGAGCAATCTACCTACTAAAAAACAAAAGTTTATTAGGATAGAGATACCAGATTCTTTTTGGGAGGTGGAGGTTGATGAGGATGATGTACCAAGTTACAATGAGGAGCAAATAGAATTTATCAAAAGAGAATTTTCAAGATGTAGAGAGGGCTATTGGTTTATGAACAACGGCTTCCCTACCTTTATTACAGGAGACCACTATTTTTACCTTAACTATTGGACATTAGAGTCAGGTATCTTTCCTGATTACAGAGATGCTGATAGAAAGTGGTTTTTATTCTACGAGGAGATTTCAAAGGACAAAAATATATTAGGCGTTATTAGGGTTAAAAAGCGTAGAGAGGGGGCAACCTCACAGGCTTCTTGTATCCTTACCAAGGAGGCAAGCAACACAGAGAACACTAGATGTGGTATTATATCAAAGACAGGAGGGGATGCCTCTGACTTATTTGCTAATATGGTGGTGTATGGGTTTAGGGCTATGCCAATGTTTCTTCAGCCAAGAACAGACGGAACAGAAGACCCTAAGAAGAGATTGATATTGGTAAAGCAATCTAAAAGAAAGAAAACAAACAAAGGTCTTTTCAACAAGAGAGAAGGACTTAATTCATTTATAGAATGGCGTAACACCGCATTGAACTCCTTTGACTCTGGAAGATGGAGTAGATTGCTGATAGATGAGGCCTCTAAATTCCCAACAGAGGTACCCATTACAGAATATTGGAACATTGTTAAAAAGACCTTAACAGAGGGGGCTAACAAGGTAGGATTTGCCTTGATGGTATCTACCGTGAATCCTCCTAATAATGGTGGGCAGGAGTTTAAAAACTTGTGGGATGAGTCTAATCAGTTTAGACACGGAAGGATTACCCCAAGTAAATTAGTAAGATATTTTGCACCCGCATCTGAGGGGTTAGCTGGCTTTATAGATGAGTATGGAATGTCTAAGAAAGAGGAGGCCAAGGAGTTCATCCTTGCCAATTACAGAAACAATGACCAAGATACAAGAGACTACCCATTAAGCGAGGAGGAGGCTTTTAAATTTAACCAAGCTGATTGTCATTTTAATTTAGACAATATTCTCTTACAAGAAATGAATCTAAAAGAAAAGCCCGTTACATTAAGAAGAGGAAGATTTTACATAGATGGGGAAGACAAGGTACAATTTGCTGATGACTCTGCCGGTTATTGGCTGATATATAAGTTTCCTCACAAGGCTAATAATTTTGAATTTAGGGGTAATGTAATGTACCCAAGGAATACAGGGGAGTATGGATTTGGTATTGACCCATTCAGACACTCTATGACCTCAGGAGAGGGCTCTCAAGGCTCAGCTTGGATAGGAGAGAAGGTAGACTCTACGAAGGAAGATAGTGGGGCTCCTGTGGCCCATTTCTTTGGTAGACCTAAGATGAAGAAATTATTTTGGAAGGAGATGTTAATGGCCTCAATGTATTATGGGGTGCCTGCAACAATAGAGTCCGATGCTGGAGATGATTACTACGAGTATTTTAAATCAGACAATGACTTTAAAAGAAATTGCTTACCTATGCTTGGTAAGAAGCCAGATGCCGTGGTGGACCCACAAAGAAAGACTAAGGTTAATGTAATGCAGAGAGGGGTAAGCTCAGCTGATGCCTTCGCCTTGTCTAAGCAGTTAGAATATTGTATTAACTATGTAGAGCATTATTCTCATTTGATTAACTACCCTGACTTATTAGATGAATTAAAAAGATATGACCATAGTAATAGAACTAAGTTTGATAGAACGGTATCATTTATGATTATGTTGTTGACCTTGACGGGACAAACTAAGTCTCAGGCTATATTAAAAAAGAAAAGTCCTTTGATAGAAACCTTCAGCCCAAATCAGTTTAGTACTTTTTAGTACGTTCGTATTCATAAAGAAGCATACCAACTGCATCCACAAATTCCTCATTATATTTTAGCTGATGTCTACTTGCGGCATCTAGAACAAGATGCGTTAATTCGTGGTAGAATGTTTTTTGTATTTCAGACTTTGGCAATCGTTTACCTCCGTCTTTAGATGTTAAGGTTATAATCTTATCTGTAAAATCCGCCTCTCCTAGTAATCCGTTTTCATCACAATACTCATCATCATATTGCACGGTAATCTTTTTACCATTTAATTTGAACTCACTAGGTATGGTAATTTTATTCGGCATTTTTTAGTAGGATTTCATCTGGTCTGTCTGGCTCTGTTTGTATGTTTACTTTTTGTCCTCCTCTAACCTTACCTAGCATTTTTTTGATAGCATCCTCTTGTATGTACATCTCTTGAAGTTCTTTTACTAGATACGCCTCTTGTTCTTGCAACGACATTTTATTAAATTTTTTACTGAGTTTCATGACTTTATTTGAGCTGTAAATATACTAATAAACTTTATTATTTTCTTGTAGTTTTCTGATTGCGGCTTGCAAATACATAGCCTTATCAAGCGTCTCCTCGTAAGCCTCTTGTAGCCAATCAACTAACTCATAATCATCTCTATCACAAGTAGTTCCATATTTATTAATTCCTAATATCTCTCTATCCTCTAGGTCGGATATAACCTTGTCTAATACCTTGCTCATAGGTTTTGGTTTTAAATTGTATACACCATCAAACAAAGGGTAGTTATGTTCATCTACAAATTGCTTCATAGGTTATTTGTTTTGGTCATTTAAGAATACTTTCATTGTCTTACCATCATCTTGAATAGATACCTCAACCTTAATACCATATTCAACCACATATCTTCCACGCATCTTTTTAGAATGGTCTATAACTTCAAATCTAGTAACATCTTTTAATAGCAATTCTAATAAGTCTTTATCTTTCATAGGTTATTTGTTATAGGTTTGGTTGTAGTACTCTTCTCCTTCTTCACGATAGCCAAATACTCCATTTATTTTTCCATAATAAGCCTCTATTATCTGCTCTTTTTCTTTTTCCATACAATCATTCTTAAACATTTCCCAATGAACGCTATCTTTTTCTATATATAGCATTTCAATCCTTGCTAGTGCTTGTTCCATTGCGGTTTTCATAATTATTTATTTATCTGTTTTTGTGTGAAATTTTCCACAGACCTTGCACTTAATCTGTAACTTAACAGTACCACTAGCCATTACTCTTTTATTATTAACCACTAGATTACCACCGCTTGCACCACACTCTGGGCAGCTACCTCTGTCTTGACCAAATATTACTCCGTAATGAGTCTTAGGGTCTATGTGTTTAGATAGCTCGTTAAATACCTTCTCAAGAAGAACCACATCCATTTTACAATACTTAATCATATCTTCCATAGCCTTCTTATCCTTATGAAGAACTATATCAGTCCATAAACTAAACTCTGTTTTAATCTTATGACCTATGCCTAGGAAACTTGCTATGTAATCTAACTTGTTAGAATTAAATTTAAACTTAGTGCGAGCCACCTTAAGAGTATCTATTGTTATGAACTTTGGAGGCATATCTATACCATACCTAAGACATCTTGTTCTAACCCAAGGTAGGTCAAACCTATCCCCATTATGACCTATTAATTCATCAGCCTCATTAAGAACCTTAGCAAATTGTTCAAGCATTTTTTTATCTGATTGCTTGGCATCCCATTGCAAAGAATAGGTTTCTTTTTCACCCTCCCATTTATAGCAAATGCAAATAATTGCTCTTTCTTTTATAATGTTTTGTGGTCCGATATTTAATTTGTATCCAGCTTGCCAAAAGAATCCTATGTTGGGGGCTGATTCAATGTCAAAAAAGAGTCTTCTACGTTTAGTAACGCCTAGTTCTTTTTTCATTTGTATGGTGTTGGTTAGATTTTTTTTACGGCCTGCTCGTAGACTGTCTTGAACATATTTACAAAGTCCTTGGTAGGAAGGTCAAAGGTATTACCAACTAAAGACTCCCTATAATAAGCATAGGCTAAATCATTAATTGAATCAACCTTTTGCACTCTTATAGGATTAGCTATACCACCAATAAATAAACCTTTCTCAATTACATCTGTTTCAATAGCATCAATGTTATCGTTGCTCTCTATCTTAGAGATGGTGTAAACTGAGTACTGAACCTCCTTGATGTAAGGGGATTCTTTGATGTAGGATAGTGTGTCCATTAGATTATTATTTGTTGGGCTAGTTTGTAATATTTCAATCTCTCGGTAAGACCTATTGTTCCACCATTAATTCTTTTGGTGATAGTAACAAAATCCTTGGCATCAGCCTCATCATTTAATTTCTTGTCAATTGCATACTCCCAACAAGCTGAATCTAAAGCATACTCATCTGTTCCTCTCACTAGGTCAGCAGTTTCCCCAACCTCTTTCTTAATATAATTAGCATAATGCTGATATGATTCCTTGCCTGTCAATTGCAAAAATCCTGCCCCTCTATATCTGTAACCATCTCCCGTTTCAGGAGCACCATTGCCCATTCTATTTGCATATACCTCATTGCCTAATTTAGCTGCATTTTTGATATAATCGTGAGCATTTAGCTTACCTACTCCATCTAAATTGAATCTTGATGGCCATATAGCCACTATTCTTTCTGGGGTAGAATAGTTCATACTTTCTGTCTTTATTGAGAATTCGCCACTCTCGTGGGCTATCTGAGCCAAGAAGGCGTGTAGTCTAACAGGAGTATTAATGTCGTATTTAGGACATACAGAATTAATAAGTGCTGAAATAGAAGAAGCCCTATCAGCATTAAGCGTAGGGCATATCTTCTTTAATTGGTCAGCTATAATCATATCATAAAATAACTAAGTAATAGAATCCAAAGTGTTAATACAAAAGTAAACACTTTTTTTTCGTAATTAGTCATTTTTTTCATTTTTTTTCCAAATTTTTTCTGCGGTGGTTAAACCAAGGGCAGCAGCCGCTAAGGTAGCAACAGAATAAACCAATGCCTCGGTAGGATTATTTATTAATTTTATACACAATGCTAGGGTGCATATTAAACCACATAGCCTTTTCATTGACAAGTTTCCGTTGTCTTCGCAAAAGAATTGTTTCATATTTTAGAATTTTATATAGTAGCCAGCCGATATTTGGTTGGTAGTCAAATTTAAGCCAATTAGCTGACTTTTAGAGGGCTTGTACATTAAGCTTGCTCCTATACCTATTTTGTTATCAAGTCGTCTTAAATCAAGTATAGGGCCCAAATAGATGGATTTCTTCTCCTCGTGGTATATGTCATTGGTAACCACTATGGTTTTCTCCCTTAAATCAGCCTTGTAAGACCTACCTAATATTCTATTTTGGCTGATGGTATCTTGAATATATACGCTATTATCCGTATTTATCCGTAAAGTATCCGTATAAACCTTAATTGATAGATAATCGTCTATCATTTTAATTGTATCGTGTACATAAATCTGTACAGAATTTGGTACAGAATCAATGATTTTATATACAATATTAGAGCCTTTCTTGTACCTCACAATAGTTGTGTCGTGGTAAAGAGTATCCGTATGGGTTACAATTGTAGTAACATCCTTAGCTGAACGAGAGTTCAATAATAGTAATACAACAACTACTAGAACAAATATGATTAAATACCTGTACATTATTTTGCAAAAAATTCAAGTACTATTTTAAGTAAGAATCCTATAACAGTAGAAACAGAAACAACCCCTATCCAAAGCCATTTAGTTCTTTTAAGAATCTCCTCATGCTTATCTGCAAGTTCGCCTATTTCACGAATATCATCAGCTAGCCCATTACTTTTTGTAAGCTTATTGCCTATTATGGCATCTATTACCTGAGACATCTTGCCATCCAAGGCATCTAACTTAGATTCAACATCATTTAGCTTGTTCTCCATAGTTGTTAAACGGCTTTCCATCAAGGTTATCTCTGTTTGGATGTCCATTATTGAGCTGTTATATCAACTATTGGAGTTTCTGTTGGGGTTTCAATTGGAGCCTCAATAGGTGCAGCCTCTACTATCTCTGTTGGGGCCTCAACTACTGAAGCTTCTACCTCAACCTGAGGGTTAACTATTGTTTGACCATTATTGATTTCAGATAATTCAATAATTAAATCAGTAATGCTAACCCCATTAATTGATGGTTGGTCGTTACCAAACGCAGCCTTAATGCTTTTTAAATCTTGCTCTGTTAATGTATACATTTTATTTTTTTTATGCAGGTTCTGCTTCTACCTCAGTCGCTGCTGGTTTTTGCTCCTCTACTAATTTACCGAAAAATTGTAATAAAGGAAGTCCAAACTTAGTTGG